AACATTGACATTGCAATGTTTGATTTGTTATTTCAACCGCCACAAAACTTTGCAAGTTATAGACAAAGTGAATTAGACAATCAGCGTATCGGTACTTTTGCACAGATACAAGCTGTACCGTTTATCAGTAATAGATATGCAATGAAACGTTTCTTAGGAATGAGTGATTCAGAAATTGCAGATAACGAACGCTATTGGAAAGAAGAAAATGACGAAACATTGTCAACAGCACCAACTGATGCTAGTGCAGAAATGCGTGGAGCAGGTATTAGTGGAGCAGGTATTGAAGGTGATCTAGGAGCAGATGCAGATGTTGCACCCGAAGGTGAAGAAGGTGTTGCCACAGGCGAAACTGGAGGACCAGAATCAGTAACAACACCAGATGCAGGTGGCGCAGGCGAAACTCCTCCAACCGAATAGGATAAATATTAACATGATACTAAGAGAATTATTTTATTTTGATAAAGAAACTATTGATCCCATTGAGGATAAGACTTACGATGCTACAGATGATAAAAGCATTGTAAATCGTGATGACACACGTAAAACACGATTAACATTACGTCAAATAAACAAAGCTCGCAAAGCATCAGAGTTACACCAAGAAGAAAAGCAAAAAGAATTAGGATTCATCCGTCAGATGTACGGTATCCAAGCACAACCTCAAGTATAGGATGTCTACTAATGACTGTAGCGTTTGTTATAGGTAATGGCGAAAGCCGCAAAGACATAGACCTATATCCACTTAAAAATTACGGTAAAGTATATGCATGTAATGCAATGTTCAGACATTTTGAACCGCATTACCTAGTTGCTGTTGATGTAAAAATGATACTTGAAATTAATCAAAGCAAATGGCAAATGGAACACGAAGTTTGGACAAATCCAAACAAACAGTTTCATTCCTTTCAAGGATTTAATTATTTTCAACCTAGCAAGGGTTGGAGCAGTGGCCCTACAGCATTATGGTTAGCAAGTACACACCCGCACGATACAATTTATATACTAGGATTTGATTTTCACGGATTATTAGACTCACAAGGTAACCGTAGTAAGGTAAATAACTTGTACGCAGGAACACATAACTATAAGAAACAAGGCGAACCTGCAACATACTTCGGCAACTGGGAAAGGCAAACAGCATCAACATGCGATGCACACCAAGGTAAGAGATATATTAGGATTGTAGCTGATAATGACGACTTTGTACCAAAACAGTTAAAGAAATGTACGAATTTATCTCACATAACAGTAAGTGAGTTTAAAAGATATTATGATTTTTAGACGGTTTGCGACTAAACGATTCGTTTTGACGCCGTTTTCCGTACATTTATTAAACATAGTGTAAATAATACTAGACAGCCTTACATATTAATTAAACATATAGGAGAAAACAATGGCAGACAATAAATTAGAGCAAATGCTCGAAAAACTTGTCAATAACGACCGTGCTGGCGCAGATGAACTGTTCCACGAATTTGTTATTGAAAAGTCACGTGGTATCTATGAAAAGATGCTAGAAACAGATTTAGAAGATCTTGAAGTCGATGAAGCAAAAGATGAAGAAGTAGATGAAGCGTCAAATGACGAAGAAACTAACGAAGCTTCAGATGAAGAAGTAGATGAGTCTTCAGACGACGAAGAAACTAACGAAGCAACAGACGAAGAAGTTGACGAAGCCTCTGATGAAGAAGTAGACGAAGCATCAGACGAAGAAGTTGACGAAAATTTCGGAGAAATTACACCAGAAGCTGACCCAATGGGCGGCGACGCGGCTGACGATATGATGGGTGACATCGAAGCAGACGGCGAAGAAGGTGAAGACGGCGACATGGGCGATGAAGAAGAAATCGAAGACCGTGTAGTTGATCTAGAAGATGCTCTTGATGACCTTAAAGCAGAATTTGAAAAAATGATGTCAGGTGATTCAGATGACAGTGAAGGCGACGACGATGCCGCTGACATGGATATGGATGACGAAGGTGATGAAGACAAGGAAGAGGCATTTGATGTCGCTCCCGAACTTAGCGTAGAAGACGAAGCACCAGCTTTCGAAGGCACTAAAACTGCTGGAGAGCAAATGAGAGAGTACGTAGAGAAAGTAACACCTAAAATGGGCGATACTGGAACAGACGGCACTAAATCACCAGTTGCTGGTAAAAATGACATGGGCGGAGATGCTGGAAACATTGCACAAGGTGGCGATGAAAAAGGCGGAAAAGCAAGTGCCCCTAAAGAAGACAACGCAGGGAACGTTAACGTACCAGGCGCAAAAGCTTCTAAGTCAATGAGTGCAAACGCTAAAGGCCATGGCGCAGAGAAAAAAGGCGCAGGCGAAACTGGAACAAATAGTAAAAGTACTATTGGTTCTTAATTGAGATTAAGGAAACTAGATGTTAAACTTAACTGAAACACTATCATTCGACCAAGCAAAAATGGTCGTCGAGACTACTGAAAACGATTCAGGTGGAAAAGACCTGTATCTTAAAGGTATCTGCATACAAGGTGGTGTTAGAAACGCTAACCAACGTGTATATCCTGTAACTGAGATTAGTAGAGCTGTCAACACGCTCAACGATCAAATTAAAGGTGGATATAGTGTATTAGGTGAAGTAGATCATCCTGAAGGACTTAATGTTAATTTAGATCGTGTAAGCCATATGATCACAGAAATGTGGATGGATGGTCCAAACGGTTACGGAAAACTTAAAGTAATTCCAACCCCGATGGGACAGCTAATTCAAACCATGATACAAAATGGTGTAAAATTAGGTGTTTCATCTAGGGGATCTGGAAATGTTAAAGAAGATGGAAGCGGCGAGGTCAGCGAATTTGAAATTATTACTGTTGATGCCGTTGCTCAACCAAGTGCTCCAGGGGCGTATCCAACGCCCATATACGAACACTTATTAAATAGCCGTGGTGGCTATCAGGCAATGAATATGGCTCGCGAACTTAATGGCGACGAAAAGGCACAGAAATACTTAAAGGAATCGTTGGTGAACATTATCAACGGTCTCCGCTAACAAGGAGAAAAATATGTTAGATGCACTGAAAGCACTCTTTGAAAATAATGCTATTTCCGAAGAAATCAGAGCAGAAATCGAACAAGCATGGGAACAAAGGATTCAAGAGAATCGTTTGAGCGCCACAGCTGAACTTCGCGAGGAATTCGCTCAAAAGTATGAGCATGACAAAGCAACAATGGTGGAAGCTATTGATACTATGTTAGAAGAAAAACTTGCAGAAGAACTTAATGAGTTCGCAGACGATCGTCAGAAACTAGCCGAAGCAAGAGCAAAATATGCAGTAGCAATGCGTGAAAACGCAAATCTAATGAAGAATTTTGTTGTGCAACAGTTAGGTAAAGAGATCGGTGAGCTTCATGAAGATCAAAAAGCTATGGCAGGAAAGTTTTCCAAACTTGAGAATTTTGTTGTTGATTCATTATCTAAAGAAATTGCAGAGTTTTATGAAGATAAAAAAGACTTGGCTGAGACAAAAGTACGTTTAGTACGCGAAGCCAAAGAACATCTAGCTAAAGTTAAATCTAAGTTTATCACAGACGCAACTAAAATTGTTGCTGAAACAGTTGAGAAAGGTCTTACAAAAGAAATGACTCAATTGAAGGAAGACATTGATACAGCTCGCAAGAATGATTTTGGACGTAAGATTTTCGAATCTTTTGCATCAGAATACACTAACAGCTATCTTAATGAAAAATCTGAAACAGCTAAACTATTAAAAGTAGTTGGGTTAAAAGATAAGCAATTAGCTGAAGCTAAACAAATGGCAGGACAAGCAATTAAATTAGTCGAAAGTAAAGATACTGAGATTAAAATTGCTAACGATACTGCTAAAAGAAAAGAAGTTATGAATGAGCTCCTTTCACCCTTAAACCAAGGGCAAAGAGAAATCATGGCTGACTTACTGGAATCTGTACAAACCGGAAAACTACACAAGTCTTTCGATAAGTACATGCCAAGCGTTATCGCAGGGAACACTCCAGCTAAGGAAACCAAGGCAACACTTACTGAAGGCACACAAATTACAGGCAATAAACAAACCAATGACATAGATGCAAGCCCGTCTACTCCAGATAATGTAGTAGATATTAGAAGACTTGCAGGATTGAAATAAGGAGAAAAAAATGTCAGAACTATTAGAAAGTCGCTGGCAGGATACTAAGACTGCACTTCTTGAAGGCCTAGAAGGCAATAAGAAAGCCGTGATGGGCGTGACTCTGGAAAATACCAAAAGGTATTTGGCAGAGACTGCTACAGCAGGTGCATCTTCAGCAGGAAATGTTGCAACTCTAAACAGAGTTATCCTACCAGTAATCAGACGTGTTATGCCAACTGTTATCGCCAACGAATTAGTCGGTGTACAGCCAATGACAGGTCCAGTGGGTCAAATCCACACATTAAGAGTACGTTACTCAGACACATTAGATGATGTGACTGCAGGCGAAGAAGCTCTATCACCATTTAAGATTGGTGTTGGATATTCAGGTGGAGGTAGTACAGATAAAGCTGATGCTACAGCTACTTTAGAAGGTACAGCAGGCAAGAGATTGTCAATCCAAATCTTAAAGCAGACAGTCGAAGCAAAAACCAGAAAGCTATCAGCTCGCTGGACTTTTGAAGCGGCTCAAGACGCTCAAGCACAACAAGGCATCGACATCGAAGCAGAAGTAATGGCGGCATTAGCCCAAGAAATTACTGCTGAAATCGATCAAGAGATCTTAGCATCTCTACGTAGTCTAGCTGGTACAGCTAGCCAGGCATACGATCAAACTGGTGTAAGCGGAACTGCAACATTCGTAGGCGATGAGCATGCGGCATTAGCTGTTATGATCAACAAAGTTGCTAACGATATCGCGGCAAGAACACGTCGTGGCGCAGGTAACTATGCAGTGGTTAGCCCATTTGCATTAACTATCCTACAGTCTGCAACAACAAGTGCATTTGCACGTACAACTGAAGGTACTTTTGAAGCTCCAACTAACACTAAAATGGTTGGTACTTTGAACGGTGCAATGAAAGTATACGTTGACGCATATGCAGGCGACTCTACTGACGTTCTTGTTGGATACAAAGGATCAAGCGAATCAGACGCACCAGCGTTCTACGCTCCTTATATTCCATTAATGTCAAGTGGCGTTGTACTTGATCCTTCAACATTCGAGCCAGTTGTGTCTTTCATGACTAGATACGGATATGTTGAGTTATCAAACGTTGCTTCTTCACTAGGTAACGCGGCTGACTACTTAGGCAAAGTTTCTATTGCCAACGTAACATTCAGCTAAGTCTCTTAGTAGAATATAAAATTAAAATAGGGCCGTAATTGGCCCTATTTTTTTGACTTTTTTTCCTATTTTGGTAAAAAAGAGGTTGACTTCTGAATAGAAGTCTGTTATATTAAGTACATAAGCAACAAAAAAGTAATTAATTTTTGTTTATAGTGCAAGGAAGAGGCCTTTACCAGAAGGGTCGAACTTGACTAGCCAGGGGTGGTACCCAGGTGCTGTAGTAGAAATACGCAGTATCACATCGCAGTCACTAGCGGGGTTAGGTTGTACGTATTAGAATGGTATTCGGGTACGTGCTTGTAGGTGTAACCAAGTCCTACCTATTTTGCTTATATTTTAAAAAGGCACTTCGGTGTCTTTTTTCTTGACTAAATATTAGTATGAGAGACGAGTACGCCTCAGCTTTCTATGATGTTGTACTAGAGACACGTGATAGAACAGGCATTGAAATGCCAGAGTACATCGAACACTATGTTGTTTTGTTGCTTGCTTCTCATGTTGATAAATCCGATTTCCTCCCTACAAAAACATTTGCTGAATCTATGTTAGAGATAAAACATTCACGAGATGCAAAAACATTAGGTGATACATGTTTATTTGTTACAGGTATATTTCCCGAATACGGAATAGACATTGATTACTATTCAAGTATTGGAAAAATAAGTTATAACAGATGTACTACTTCTTTAAATATTGAATTGTTTGAAACTTTAGCAAAACACTTTGATCACATACGCTTTTTTATTAATCACATTAGGAATGATAAATACTTGTGTCGATAGTGTGCCGCGAGGCGGACTTATGCTGTACCCACAGCGTAGCTCATAGAACGGGCATTGGACTACTATTATAGGAGAAAAAAATGGGAAGACCACTTAATAAAAGATTGTTTGGTGTAGCAGGCACAGGCCCTACAGCAGGATCAACAGAAATCAAAGTAAATTTTCACAACGGCACAGCCGTTAAAGAAGGTTATATCGTAAAGCAACTAGGATCTAAAAAGTTTCGTGTTGAAGAAATTGAAACAGCTGGATTGTTTGACTGTACGTTAAAAACAGGTGTACTACCTGCGGCTTTAACATCAGGACAAATGTCAATTTCAGTACAAGGTTCTGATTCAGAAACTTACGGTGTAAGTAAAATTACTGGACGCAAAGTTACACTAGCATCACCAAGTGCTACTGGATCAAACGCATTAGCAGGAACATCGCTTAAATATGCACTTACAGGTTCAGCGGCGGCTGGATTAGTGAGAATGGAAGAAGCTGGTGATGATAACACATTATCAGGTACAGACGACGACGATCTAACAGAAGATGCATAATGAGATTATGGGGGTATTTATTACCCCCATTAATTTAAGGAATTAATAAATGTCAAAAACATTAAATGTAAATTCAGGAAATTACAAAGTAAAAGTACCAAGTGGAAATACTATTACACTTGATACCGGTACTGGCGTTGGTAATGTCCAAGTTACAGGTAATATTACTATAGCTGGTACACAGACTGTTGTTAATTCGCAAGAATTAGATATTGTTGACAATATTATCACTTTGAACAAAGGTGAAACTGGCGCTGGCGTAACAGAAAATACTTCAGGTATTCAAATTGATAGAGGCACATCAACTAATGCTTTAATGATATTTGACGAGCAAACATCTTTTAATGATCCTGTTACACAAACAGTAAAGCCAGGAACATTTGTTTTTAAAACAGCAGACAATGCTATTATTGGTTTGAGAACCAATGCTATTACAACTGGCGGCGGAGATTTATATTTAATTAACAGTGGCACTGGAGTTATAAGTGTAAGTGGTACAAATAATTACGAAGCACAAATTACTGATGACGATGATATTCCTAATAAGAAATATGTTGACGATTCGATTACAACAGGTATTCAAACTATCACTATTCAAAGTATTGCTAGAGGAGACTCTGCTCTAAACTTATTTGATGAAAGTATAGATGGCGGAGTTAGTAACTTAAGAATTACAATCGATGGTGCTGAAGTAGCACAGTTTAAAAAGAATACAACAGAAATTGAAGATATTGTTTTTCAAGACAACACAATATCAACATTAACAAGTGCAACAGACTTAACACTAAGTAGTTCAGGAACATCATTTGTAACTATTGACGGCGTTTTAAAAATGCCAGTGCAAGCAAGTGGCGCAAGTATTAACCCAGGTACTAATATCGCAGTATACGGAAAAGACCCTGCAACAGGTAATAGTGGTGTTTGGTACACAAATAAGAATAGCTACGAAGACGAATTGATAAGTACTAATAGATCATTATTGTTTAGTATGTTATTTTAAGGAAAGAAGATATGGCAATTATAAACGGACAACTATCTATCGCAGACAAAACACAATTAACAGTGCCAGCGTCAAAACGATATGCAATTACTACTATTATGGTTTGTAACACACAACCTGTAGATACAGGTGGAACGAACGATACACAGTTTGACTTACATATTGTACCAAGCGGGCAAGCTAAAGGTAATTCAGATCCAAATGCTAACCAGGTTATTAATAATCTAGTAGTAGCAGGCGGAGATACCTTTACTTTTGATACTGAAAAACTTGTTTTAGAAGCAGGAGATAAGATTATTACGTCAAGTCAAGCACCAGCTAACTTGGTAATGACTATTAGTTATTTGGAAGTATAAATGAGATTTTTAAAAGCACAAACAACTTCTAGAGGTATTAATGCAGATACTAAAGGATTAAATATTGATTCTTTAGGCCTTGCAACTTTGAACACCGACAAAGCATTTATTGTACCTAAAGGAACACAGAATCAAAGACCATTTACTGGTG